CCGAAAGGACCGCACTTATTGGCCCTCACTGGACATAATTTAAATGTCCCTCTCTGTATCTGAACTTCGTAGATACAAAGAGCCACTTGTCACTCAATCCTAGTTTCCTAGAAAGGAGTAACCCATCTCAACTTGATGTCGACGCGTTGAGGACGTCCAGAACGCAAAAGATGTCCTACATCAGCGCTTGGCATTTCGCTGGGTTCACCAGAGGAGCCTTTGAAAAAGCTCCTTTCGGATCTAGTAAGACACTTCATAAGGGCGTCAACACCCTCCAGCTCGGAAGCTGGAAGAGTGCTCTTGACAACCATGGCCTTGACTAAAGGCCGATGGAGGTCAGGACAGTGTTTTTCGGATTGATACCCGAGATAACTGTGGCGACCCAAACCCGGAGATGTAGATTCAACTACAGGAAAGGGAAGTTTCATCCCTCTAATGTAGTCATCTACAAATCTCACTGTTTTCCAGAGACCAGCATGGTAACACTGGTTTCGAAAGGAAACAGTAGAAATAATCTCCGTTGCGTCTGTGCGACAGGTGGGAAACATACTACGGAGTCGGACAATGGATACGTCCTCTCCGCCATAGTATTCCCCACCACAAGACTCTCTGAACTTGCCAGTCCAGAAAGACTTGTTAACGTTGACCTTGAGCCCAAAAGCCTCAAGCAACGAAATTGTCGCGCGCACGAATTCTACAGGGATAACAATATCGTCCCCGTAGACGCGTACCCGACCCCTGAAACTCTTGACGAGATCAGGGGTCAACGGGAGGTTAGACTCTTTGCTTATTGCCATGAAGACGATCGTCGCAAAGACGAACGACTCCAAGGGGAAAGTAAGAGCCGAACCCATAGACGCGAACTTGCCCAGTCGAATTGTTTTACTTGATTCGCCCGGTACAAGTACACTAGCTCGTCTAGACCTTGTCGCATCGACGGCTCGAGCAAAAGAGCCGAAGTTTGCAAGCATAGCCCGGACAAGCTGGTTAGAAACTCTGTCGGACGCTTCACTAAGATCTAGTGTTGCGAGGTTCCCTGAAAGAGAACCTTGGGAAGCTAGATGCCGGTTAGGCATCTGATCTTTCCATCCAAGAATCTGTCTTGCGGAGTCATTTCGCTCAACAGATTCAGTGATAGTCGCAAGAAGAGCTTGCTGCATGAACATCATAACAGCAGGCTCCATCGCGATTACACGCGGAGTTTTTAGCGTTTTAGGAACAAGAATTACCTTAGATGGTAGTTCTTCTCCAGGTTCGATGATGTTAAAGCGTTCCAGCTCCTCATGGTACCGATAGTTTGGTATAACGTAATCCCCAACGGGGAATTCGCTATCCAAACGTCGTGTCCATGATCGCTGCTTCCATTTCTCGTTTCCGAGAAGTGAATCAGCAGTGGAGCCTGGTCCATGGGTGGGGATGATCTCCCCAGTATAGATCTTTTGATCTATATCTGAAAAACACTCAGCCCATAAGCGGCCGCTAGCAGAAGCATACTCCATAAGAAGAGTATCACTCCGAGAGCGATCACCAGCCTTAACAGCATTCTCACAATCAACATAGCTCAACATCGCTTTCTTGTTCCTGCTTTGGGAACAGGGTAAGTTGATCTTTGCAAACATCAGACAAATCTGATTAATTGCCCAGATCGAATTGATGTCGGGCTCGTTGACTAACCAACCCGTTTTCCGATCGAACACACGGTCAAGGAAACCTCCAAGAAATTGGGGGAGACCGCCAGCCCTGTTAAAACCAGGGAACTGGTCGTGACCGACGAAGCCTTGGTCAAGACTTTTTTGGAAGTCTTTTCCAAAGCTCGCCAGGGTAATCGTGAGAAACGATAACCCCTCGTGTTCAACCCGACTCGTGATTGTTTTTAAATCACGAGTGGTACTTGTGCAACACCAGGTGCTCAAGTCATCGAGCACCGCCTGCAGGAGCAACATAAGGCTTTTCATTGAGCCCCATCTCTATAGGTGGGTGGTCAAATCCATAGTCTTATGTAAGCCGACCCAACTGGACAGAAGGGTCCCCTTGAGGGGGACCCTCCTGAACAGCTTGGATTTCCGTTTTTAAGGGAAATGTCAGTTTTCTCCACCAAGAGTCTTGGTGATGAGAAGTCCAGATGACGCTTGAAGCTGGGCGAGAAATCCGTCAACGACGTATTTCTGCTCAGCAACCGTGTAACCCACGTTTGGCACGTCGAACACGATGTAACAACTCATCGAGTACGGCGCGTTCTGCGTGGGCACAAGCGGATCAATCGCCACCTTGGAGTGATTAATGCGTACCGTACGGCGAGCACGCTTACCATAAGTGTGCTTGACCGTCTCAGTAACAGAGGCATCGGAAGAAGAAAACTTTCCGAAGTTGTCCCCGCTACTGACTCGCGGAAGCGAGATAGGCACAGCATTGATCGTAACTGACTGTGGGTCTGCGAACATAAAACATTGTTCCTTACAGATTGGAACAATTCACATTATGCTTCGTGAATCGTTCGGCCAGTCCTTCACCAATTAGTGAAGGACCTTGTCTGCCTTAGTAAAACCAAGAGCAGACAAGATGCGCCATTGCCTATCAGTAAAACTGGTAGGGTCTAGCGCGAAACCGAAAGGTGATGCTTTATGTCGTTCACGAACGATCGTTCTATAGATCGTCGTGTACGGGCCAGCGAATCCACTTCTTGTTGTGGGTCCGTTAAGCACTATGGTATGGTCTGAAATTGTTTCAGCCATAACATAGCCATACTTCATCACTAACCCATCCCTGGAAAGAGCTTCAGCATTGGATATAATACTTCCAAAGTTGAATTTCCAGTCGGCGAGCCAGCTCCATGGAGTAAGGTTCCATATTACGTCAGCACCAATACGGTGCCCGACCAATGCGTTTAGCATAAAGTCGGCTCTACTAGCCAGATCGATCAATGATTGACCGGCTGGATAGTAGTACGTAAATGCTCCGTCAAACCATACTCGTCTTGATTGAGTATGGTAATGGCGGTAGGAACCACTTCGAGTTCCTGGCCAAGCGCCCCAACTAACGGTACTCGGGCTGATAGTACTTAAATAAGTACTACCAGTTCCAAGATCGGTAGTGGAACGTTCGACAGGAAAAGTATAGCTGCGGTGTAGCAACTTACCGCTCTCTAGAATAGCACGCTCATTTACGGTATTCGCATAAGCGAATGCCTTGATCGTGCCGAGGTAGTCTGAGAGTAAGGGTTTAAACCCAAATTCCCAGGCCAGATATTCTTCGGATGCTATTCCTAGCAAACGTTGAATCTCTACCCCTCTTTTGAGTGAATTGTAGAGTGCCATCCCAACTTTGGGAAAGCCCTCACGTTTCAACTCTGCGAGGCCTACCGCCAGAGACACTACCGGATTCAGTGGCTTGCAATTGTTAATTGCTTCAGTACCCCAATACGTCGGTGAAAACGTAGGAGGGGTAATGAATGTGCCACCTGTCCCACCGTAATCCGGCAAAGCCGGACCACGGTAACGATACTTTGAACCATAAGCCATCCAACTCTCATCGAGAGTTGGTGTCGCCACAACGAGACGTTGTGTTGACTTAAACTCATGGCCAGTATCGTAGGAGCTTTGGGGAGCATTATCGTACTCCTGTTTCAAGTGGCCGAAAACGGCCGCTTGATTTTCAGAAGCCAATAATGCTTCTTGCTGCTCATCCGTTAGTGAGCGACGTCCAGTTCTCCAACTGTACGTTACTTGACTCGACCCTTGACTACCGAGGTAGGACATCCTAGTACCACCCGGGTCTAAAAGAGAATAGACCCAGCCAATACTAGGATTCCACACGGGACCCCAAGTGTTCCCTTGCGGGGCATTTGGGTGTTCCCGAGTTTCGGTAATATAGGCCATGGAACGATCTTTCGGGATCGTAGGTCGATATGACGGTTGTCATATCGGGAGCTCTTACGTCTTATCAACGTAAGAGTGCACAAGTGCCGGGAGGCCCCTTAGGGGCC